ACAACGAGCGTTTCTAGATTACCTGTAACGGGAAACATAGACAATGTTGATAGCTCTGAAAATCCACTTCCATACGGAGTATACACTGATCGTGCCGCCTCTCACCATGCAATTGCAGGGTTTTTAACAGGTGCTGTAGATCAAGTAGCATACGTATACCGAAAGTTGGGAGGAGATGTACTAGATGTTGAAATCACAGAGCACCAAGTTTATGCTGCTTATGAAGAATCTTGCCTTGAATACTCTTATTTGGTAAATATTCATCAAGCAAAAAATGTTCTATCAACTGTGCTAGGATCAACAACCGGCTCTTTTGATAGTGATGGGCAGATGTCTGGGTCTCACTCGCTAAGTGGCTCTAACATCGAACTTCGTTACCCTAAGTTCAATTTTCAACACGCAAGAACTGTAGGAAATTCAGTCTCAACTGAGGCGGGGCTCGGCGGGGAGATCCCCATTTATTCAGCTTCGATTGACACGGTTGGAAAGCAGCAGGATTATGACTTGCAATCAATCATTAGCAACACTGCTGAGACTGATGCCACTAGTCCATTTTATCAAAAGCTTGGAACCAATTCTGACAAGAGGGTAACAATAAGAAAGGTGTTTTACAAAACTCCACAATCTATGTGGAGATTCTTTGGCTACTATGGGGGATTGAACACCGTAGGAAATTTATCTTACTATGGTCAGTACGCAGACGATTCTACGTTTGAGATTATTCCGACTTGGCAAAACAAAGCACAAGCAATGGCTTTTGAAGACTCGATCTACACTCGAACAGCGCATTATTCCTATGAGGTCAAAGATAATAAATTAAGGCTGTTTCCTACCCCCCAAGAGAATTCTCCTGATAAGTTTTGGGTTGAGTTCACAGTCAAAGAAGATCCATGGGAAGAGACGGGCGAAAACGCAGATGGCAGAACTGGAGTTAACAATATGAACACGCTCCCGTTTGAAAACATACCGTATGACAACATTAACTCGATTGGTAAGCAATGGATTAGGAGATTCGCCTTAGCCCTGTCTAAGGAGATGCTGGGGCTGATTAGAAGCAAATTCGCCACCATACCTATTCCAAATGAAAGCGTAACTCTTAATGGACCATCTCTTGTCACAGAGGCTAAGGCAGAACAATTAGCCCTCAGAGATGAATTAAAGACAGTTCTCGACGAACTCACTTATCCAAAACTAGCAGAAACTGATAGTGCAGTCAGTGATTCGGCACAAAACATCATGAAGAATATACCCCCTTCAGTATTTGTAGGATAGTATAAATGGCAGATAACAAATGGACACAACCAACTAATCCTCCGGCTCCCTTATTTACTGGGGAGAAAGAGCGCAATTTAGTCAAGCAGATCAATGATGAAGTCATAGAGCGCGTCATAGGTCAAACTGTCCTTTATTACCCTATAAGTCTTGATAAAACTAACTTCCACCCTCTTTACGGGGAGGCTATAGAGAAAACATTCTTGCCACCTATCCGAGTCTATGCTTTGATTGGGTGGGAAGGTCAAGATACAACGAATACTTCTCTCGGAGTTGATAAGAGATCTTCAATAAACATTTACTTTCACAAAAGAAGACTTACAGAAGACCAGAATCTTTTTGTTCGAGAAGGCGATTTCATTTTGTATGGTAAATTTCATTACGAAATAGTTACCCTTAATGAGCCAAAGGAATTATTTGGGCAGGTTGATTATAAATATGAAATCTCTGCCACATGCAAAAGAGCAAGAAAAGGTACGTTTGATGCTCTTTAGGAGAAATAATTAATGTCTACTTTTAGAGGCGGCAAAGGAAAAAACAACTACACAGGCATACCAGAAGAAGAAGTAGGTGAGTTTCAAGACATGACATTCAGCCCTTCCACTCTGGAGACGGTGGACTATGCGATCTATGATTACATTAACGAAGATCTATCATTAAAAACCACAACCAATAAGGGCGTTGAAAAAGTACCAGTTATCTGGTCTTCCGCAGAAAGATCTCACCAAATTAAAAACAACAAAGAATATAGAGATGGAGAGGGGATGATCATTCTTCCCGCGATAACAATAGAAAGAACATCCGTTGTTAAAGATTTAAACACGAGGGGTGCTTACTACGGGCACACATTCCCATTCCAGTCTCAACCTGAAAAGGGAGGATCGATTGTTATTGCTAGAAGAATAAAGCAGGGCAAGACCTCTAATTTCGCCAATGCAGATGCCAACAGAAGATATAACAACGTCGCTGCTCCTAAATTTGTGCGTCATTCAACAGACAAGGTTGTGTACGAAACAATTTCGATTCCTGCCATTGTTTATGCAGACATAACTTATAGCATCTTGCTAAGAACAGAATACCAACAGCAGATGAATGACTTGTTGCAGCCTTTCATAACCAGACCCGGAACAATCAATGGTTTCATGGTAAACAGAGATGGTCACAAGTACGAGGCATTTGTGCAAAGTGACTTCAGTCTCAACAATAACGTCTCTTCCATGGAAAACGAAGAAAGAAGGTTCGAAACAACGGTGCAGATCAAAGTCTTGGGCTACTTAATAGGCGAAGGAATAAATCAAGAAACCCCAAAGCTTTCAATAAGAGAGAATGCGGTCCAAGTAAGAATCCCAAGAGAGCACGTTGTCTGGGGCGACCCTCTGGTGACCAGAGGATCTGATAAGGATAGCAAAAGAAATGTGGGTGTGGATGGCAAGTATCGAGAATAATTTTGGACTTTCATAGAAGCCAGCACTATTTATTAAAGAAATAATATCGTCATTCTGCATGGAAAGACTTAAAGGAGATTTTGATAATGTCAGCAAAAGATTTTAAATTCGTTTCCCCCGGCGTTTTTATCGAGGAAATTGATAACTCACAGCTACCAAAACTTCCTGTCGCCACCGGACCTTTGGTCATTGGTCGTACAAGAAGAGGACCAGCATTTCAACCTGTTAGAGTAGACTCTTTCTCTGAGTTCGTAACAATCTTTGGAAATCCAGTTGGGGGAGATGAGGGATCCGATAAATGGAGGTTTGGCGTTCCAAGCGCTCCAACTTTTGCTGCTTACGCCGCGCAAGCATGGCTAAAAAATAGCTCACCAATTACAGTGATTAGACTCTTAGGAGACCAATCACCAGACGCAGGAACAGGTGCCACCGCAAAAGCGGGTTGGAAATCTGCTGATCTTAGTTCTGGAGTTGGTGGCGGTGCATACGGTCTATTCCTTTTCAACTCTGCATCTTCTGCCCAATCCGGCGCAGGAGCGGAAAGCGTATCTGGTACTTTGGCTGCTGTATTCTACAGTACAGAAGGCGCAGTTACTCTTAGTGGGTCTGTGAGAAGAGCACCGGCAGCCGACGCTGATATAGCTGCCACAGCTAACAATACAGCTACTCTGGTATATTCTGCCGATGGAACATTCACAGCAGAAGTTTTCGACGGAACAAATACTAGCCCCGTATCTAAAGAGAAGACAAGCTTCAATTTCACACGAGGATCTAATCAGTACATCAGAAAGGTCTTCAACACAGATCCAGTTTTGACAAATAGCCAGTTAGTTGATTCAAATACTACTTCAAAAACATACTGGCTTGGGCAAACATTTGAGCGCGAAGTTCAAGATAAGATTTCAAGCACAGGTCAGTACGGAATGATTCTTGCCCTTGGAAAGAGCACCGGCACCATTGCAAACGGTGCGGATTTCAAGTTCGCTTCCAAGGGTTCAAAAACAGGTTGGTTCTTCTCACAAGATTTGAGAAACACTGTCGCATCAGGAACTCCATCGGAAAACGCAGAATTAACTCCAGCGTTTAATCCAGAGAATCTTTCTACTGTGACAAGATTGTTCAAGATCCACAGCATTTCAACTGGGGAGGATGTTCAAAGAGATTACAAAATTTCCATTGAGGACTTGAAGTATTCTAAGAACGACAACACTCCTTACGGATCCTTCTCTTTGGCAATTAGAGATGTCAAAGATACTGACAACGCCAGAAAGTATGTGGAAAGATTTACTAACTTAACTTTGGATCCTAGCTCTCCAAATTACATTGCAAAGCAAATTGGTGATAAGTATTTTGAATGGGACTCCGATGCAAGAAGATTGATCGAATACGGAAATTATGATAATAGATCTTCGATTGTTAGAGTTGCAATGGCTTCTGCTGTTGATAACGGATCAGTAGATCCGGAGTTGTTGCCTTTCGGCGTTGAAGGTCCTCTTAAGATGACTGACTTTGATTTGATCAGCGCCGACACTGGAGACAAGGCAAGCGCAGCCGATGCAATTGACACAACTAGTGACTTTGCAGATGGCGATAGCTTTGTTATAACATTGCCTTCAAATTGCGGAGGTTCTGGCGTAGCTACCACTTTTATTGCTAAGGGTTCAATGACAGATCCTGCTGCTAACACAATCCACTTGTTAGGTGCTATCTCTGCCGCCGACCTCGCAGATAACATTATTCTTGCAATCAATGGTACTGACGATACCACCAAAGTAAGATACGGAGCCGGTGCAGGATCCCAAACAGATGGTTTCCTTGGACTTACAGCCGCTCCCGGAACAGGCGGAGGGTCTGCTAATAAAGTAACCCTAACAGCAGTCAGAAGTGGTGCTGTTGTAAACGGAGCAGATCATGGCGCTACTGGCACGGGGACCGCATGGAAATCTGTCAACTTCACTGGAGGTAGCCAAGATAGCGCCAACTTTACCACTGGTCGAATCACAACAACTTCTGATGTTACAGCAGGAACAGGATCTGCCGGTCTTTACTTGGCTGCAACTGGTTCTGGAACTGCCGGTACTGGAGTTAGACTTCAATACGAATTGAGTAGCCTTGGGCACGTACCATTCACAGGTTCTGTAACTTTCCCATCCATTGCATTAAGATTGAGTGCATCCGATGGTGATCTTGGAGATCCAACCGACGCATACTTTGGGGCGACAGTGACTAGATCTACTGCTTCGGTAATCTACGAAGATAGTATTTCTGATTTGGTATACCCGCTTCCATCTGGAGGACCTGATGCACCAACAGCAAATGTAGCCAAGACATCTTGGTACTTCTCCATGGATGACTTGATGTTGAAAGAAGGAACTAAAAACTTGGTATATTATGTATCAGGGTCTAGAGCTTTGGGTGATTCAATCACAGCTAGGACTGGTTCTTATAAGGCAGTTCTTAACAAAGGATACGATAGATTTACTACTCCTTTATACGGAGGCTTTAACGGCTTAGACATTACAGAGAAAGAGCCTTTCAACGACTCAAGAGCACTTGTCGAAGGAGCAACAGAAACAGACTATGCTATGTTCTACTCTGCCAAGAAAGCAATTGACATGTTCTCTGATCCAGAGTTCATTGAAGCTAACATCTTGTCTGCACCGGGAATCGTAAATCAGGGTCTCACAACCCACATGTTAACCACTTGCGAATCTCGTGGCGACTCCATGGCTATCATTGATCCAAGAGGTGGGTATAAGCCATCCTCGGAAAACGCAGATAGTGAGCAAATCAGAATTACGCAAGGTGCAGGACGCGGAGGAGTTTCCAATCACGTCTTGCAGGTTGCCAACAACATGGAAGAAAGAAATCTTAACTCAAGTTATGGTGCGACATACTACCCATGGGTCAGAATCTCTGACACAATTAGTGGTCAAAACCTGTGGGCACCTCCTTCGGTTGCTGCCCTTGGAGCACTGTCATACTCTGAAAACCAATCTGCACTATGGTTCGCACCAGCAGGGTTTAACAGGGGAGGTTTGAGTGGTGGAGCAGCAGGAATTCCTGTAACAAACGTGAGAAGTCGTTTGACTTCAGCCGAGAGAGACTATCTCTACGAAAGAAACATCAACCCAATTGCCTCACTACCTAACGAGGGTATTGTAATCTTCGGTCAAAAGACTCTTCAGATTACACCTTCCGCTTTGGATAGAATTAACGTGAGAAGATTGATGATCTTCGTGAAGAAAGAGATCTCCAGAATTGCTTCTACTCTGCTCTTCGATCAGAATGTTGAGCAAACTTGGTCTAGGTTTACAGGTCAAGTTGGACCATTCTTGACGAACATCCAAAACAACTTCGGTCTATCAGACTTTAGGGTTATCTTGGATGATACAACTACTACACCGGACCTAGTTGATAGAAACACAATCTACGCAAAGATCTTCTTGAAGCCTGCTAAGGCAGTTGAGTTCTTCGCAATTGACTTTGTTATCACTAACTCTGGTGCAGGATTTGAAGATTAAAAATAATTTATAACACTATTTATTGTAAAAGGAATACAACATTATGGTCGATTTTGGGAATAAGTTTTGGGCTAATAAAACATCAGAGCCAAAAAGAAAATACAGATTTGTTTTAAACTTGGCTGGAATTGATGCTTGGGTAATCACCAAGGTTCAAAGACCCAGCTTTAATGTCACTGAAACAGAGCATGCTTTTTATAATCACAAGTTTTACTATCCCGGTAAAGTAGAATGGCAAACAGTTACATTTACAACTGTTGATCCAATCGCACCAGATGCAACTGCTTACCTTATGGGTATCTTGGGTGCGTGTGGATATAGTGTTCCATCACCAAACAATTATGAATCTATCTCAAAGAAGAGAGCAGTCGAAGTTCTTGGAGAGATTAAAATCAAAGCTAAGAATGCTGATGGAAAGGACGTTGAAATCTGGACTCTTAGAAACGCTTGGATAAAGAATGTTAACATGAACGAGTTTGAATATGCTTCTGACGACATGTTGACAATGGATGTTGAGCTTCGTTACGATTATGCATTGTTTAACAGCATTCCTGCTGGTGGCGCTCAATTCCCAATTCAGTCTGGAGTGGACATTCAGGACGGAGCTAACAAGTTAAAAAATCAATCTCCTTGATTAAAAATTTAACATTCCCACCTATCTATTATACAATCTAAATAAACGAGGTATACATGACAAGCAGAAATAACATGGATAGAGTCGGGGCAACTGCTCCCGATGATACCAGCCCTCCTTTGTCACAGACAGAACCAAGACAAGAGATGCACTATACAGTGCCAACAGAATTGGTTGATTTGCCATCTGGTGGCAAGTTCTATGGCGAAGGTCATCCTTTGCATGGGAAAGATTCAATAGAAATCAGACACATGACTGCCAAAGATGAGGACATCTTAACAAATAAATCTTTTATTAGAAAAGGCATTGTTTTGGATCGCTTGTTGGAAAGCATCATTATCGATTCTAACATTAGCCCACAGGACCTTTTAATCCCAGATAAATCAGCGGTATTGGTATCTGCTAGGATTGATGCTTATGGAGAGCAGTATTCTGCAAAAATCCCCTGCATCTCATGTGGAGCAATTGCTGATTATGAGTTTAACTTGGAAGAAGCCAAGAGAGTTAATAACTTTGAGGAAGCTGCTAATTCCTCTGAAGATGTTTCTCTAACAGATAAAGGAACTTTTCTAATTACTCTTCCAAAAACAAAGATGACCGTAGAGGTCAAGCCCCTTAGCGGAAGAGACGAGGCGACTCTAACTAGCACAAATGCTACGAGAATTAAGAATAATTTACCCGAGTTAGGAATCACAGACCAAATGAAGATGTTTGTTGTTTCGGCAGGATCTAATGAGGACCGAGGTTTTATCTCAGGGTTCATTGATAACATGCCAGCCGCAGACTCTCTTTACCTGAGAACTAAATATAATACAGTAATGCCCAGCTTTGAACTTGCAGAAGACTGGTCTTGTAGGGATTGTCGGTACGAGCAAGTATTGGAGGTACCGTTTACCTCTGACTTTTTTTGGCCTAAACAATGAATACATTGAGGGTGTGTATGAGGAGATCTTCTCGTTAAAACACCACGGCAACTGGAGTTTTATTGAGGCTTATAATCTTCCAATACAAATTAGAAGATGGTTCCTTAAGCGAATTGAAAAGCAGTTCAAAGATGAACTAGAAGAAAGCAAGAAGGCTCAAAGAAAATCATAACTACAAAAAGACCCAATCTCTTGTTCGAGCTTGGGTCTTTTTTTTATTACTTACAACTATTTATAAACGGAGGACTCTATTGTGGACAACGAGATCAATAACATTAAAATTAATTTAAATCCTGAAACTATCGACGAAGGATATTTGGGTGCTTTAGGTGGGCAAATAAAAATGCTTTTGGGGGCTTTGATGGGCGGGGAAGCACCCGTAGCCTCAATCAGCGGCACAAGATCTTCAATCGAAGCTTTTGCAAGAACCCTTGGAAATGAAAAAAATTACATTGGAACTCTTTCCCGCTATGGCTTAACAGATTCAAGAACTTTTGCTACTAGGCATAAATTGGAGAGAGCAATTGCAGATTTTGAAAGAGCTACAGG